ATGCACATGACCTTTACGAGCTCCTTTTGCACAATATGTTAGGAATAACCGATAATATAATTCCGCATCAGGATTAATCAAATCGGTTGAAATGGTACGTGGTACAAATGGGGCGAGTAACATCGGTGGTTGTGCAGGTCTTATCGCACGTAAACCAATGGGATATGACTCGTCCTCTACCATTTTTTTATGTGTGTCAGCAATATCTGTTGGGCAGCACGTTGTTTCTGTAAAAACAGTTCCTTTTATCATTTTATCCATTTGGTGTTGTTTATTGACATTTGTTTGAACCATATCATGTGCCATCTTAATCCAATATTGAACACGCGCAATATGACTCTTATTTGTTTGCAATGCCATTCCCTCTGCCGCAATTGTCTTTTTACGAATGGCGTAGATTGGCTCAGGCAAAAATGATGCTGGAACATTCTCAATGATTTTAGAAGAAGTCGCGTTATATTTACGACGTTTATATAAACACTCAGCAACATCATTATCTTCAATGATAAGTGCCATATATTCAGTCATAATGATTAGGAAATAGTCAACAATCTCTGTTTTATTCTCTTTCTTGTATATTGGAATATTGCTCCATGGGTAGCGATTTGTAAATGAATCCAATAATACAATTGCAATATATGACAGAGTATCTGTTTCACTTGACAGAGGGTTTAATGGATATCCTTCTAAATTGTATACTTTATTATTGATAATATATTGGCGATTATACGCAGGTATTGTGCATTGAATTTCAATAAGAACAAACATGGCCGTTGCAAGTAATACATATAATGCACGATACTGATCATATGGTTCTTTATTATCAGCTGCATCATACGCATCTTTTGAAGGAATAGTACTCTGCATGAATTCATGTGTACGTTGAAGGATTTGATTTATCTGTGCAATTGAAAATTCAATTCCCATAATAGTGATCATGCTAACAATCACTGCGTAATAGGCTCTCGATTCATCCGTTATAAATCTAATTTTCTTTGTATCAATTGTCTCTTTGGTTGCGAATAATTCCTCAAAATCTTCATCAATTTCTGCCTCTTCATCGCGTAGAACCGCATTTCCTGATTTGGGTCGTCCATCCTCATCATACTCGATTGTATTATCAAATTCATAATCACGAATCATTTGGCCACAATGTTTACAGATATATCTGCCTTGAAATTGTCCGCCTGAATAGCTAAGAATAATCTGTTTATCCGTCTCTGTTTTTTCTGCAGGAAATAAGAATCCATGAATTTGTTTACGCTCATGAATACATAGTAAATCTTTGCTGCAATCCTTGCATGTTATCCAATTATCCTTGATGGGTCCCTGAAAATGTTTAACAAATGCAACTAATGCCCGAAAACGCTCTGTATCATCACGTATTTTACGAATCGTAACTAATGAGCCTACATGTTTGCAACGATTTGGTATGTGACGAACAGATGTATTTTCTGCAGCGAGTTGTTTATTTCGCTCTTGCTCTATATATTGCATACGTACAATTGCCTCACGAGCAGATGAAATGAAAAATGATTTCTTACCGATACTCACTTGTACATAATTGGCATATTTCTTAAATAAATACGCAAAGAGACCCACATCTGATGCTGACAGTGTTGTATTGTATTTTTCATATGCACTTATTTCATCGCGTAGGAGTGGCTGATTAGATATTAATGGCAGGCATGATACTTCATCAATTAAATAATTTGTTAATGAATCTGTTTTGGAATCTTTTATTGTTGCACGAAGTTTGTTTAATTCACTAATAAAAATTCGCTGATATTTCTTAATTTTTCCAACGAGTGTATCATATAATGGAACAGATAATTCCAATGAATCAAGACCATAGTGAACAAGTGCATAGAATGTATCATGTAAGCGAAGTGCAGTAAATTTACTATTATGTATAAAATCTTCCACAGGAATATTGCCAATTTTATCCGCATCTGGTACAAATAATGTTATCTTATCAGATGAGCCAATCTGTACAGGCGTACCATACTTCATAATAATATCTTTCATTAACATATAGGGGCGTTTACTTAATCCACTGTCAATTGCAAGATGATTAGAGCGTATATTACCAAGATAACCTGCTGCATCGAGTGGAAACAATAAATATGCAACTGTTATGCCTTTTTCTGAAGGAAGATACACTTCTTTCTCTGACATTATATCAGTAGAATATTGTGATTTTTTACTCTTTTTAAATGTCTGCATTGTTTTACGATACGTGGTTGATAATGCACGCTCTATACCAATGTCGATTGTATCCACAACATGTCTGCCAGATTTTGTTATACCTGGTGTCTTTTTTATAAATATAGATTTTTCATCATCTATTGTAGGCGCATATCGTCGAAACACATCTGTATCACCAAATGCATTCCATACAGAGCGTTGGACATCATTCATATCTTCATTGGGATTTTTCCAAGGAGTTGCATACTTCTGTAAAAATAGGGGCAATCTGGAGAAATCAACTTTTGGTGGAGGCGGCTCTTTAGGGTCTGTTACTTTTTTGGGATCAAACTCTTTCTTCATATCCTCAAGTTCTTGTTTAAACTCAGTGAAGATAATGCCCTCTGTTGGATCAGGTTCTTCTGCTTTTTCATCTTCTTTCAAATAATAATATACCTTTTTATCAATGGTAAGTACAGGCCGACCTAATGGAACGCGACTATTTGCAACTACATCTGCAATTGTTTTAGCAGAAATCGGTTTTAGTACCTTTTGCGCGCCACTTGATTCAAAGGACACAACAGACTCCTTAAGATAAAACAGAGTTTCTATTAAGGTATTTATTTTGCGAACTTCTTTTGGATCGGTTTGTTTTGCAAGAGGTACGCTTTTAATAAAATCGGCAAATGCATCCATTTTTTGGAGGTCATTTGGAATATACTGCTCAAAGACTTTTGCCTCGCGATAGATTGTCGGCATTGCCACCTCAATCACTTCATCCTCTTCTATAATATCATCCAGCCCAATGGGTTCTATGTCCTCTTCTGACAATGGTGCAGGTGCTTCTTCAGACTCTTCATTTTCCTCTTTGACATCGGCCGCAATTCGGTTCATCATCAGGACAAATGTAATGTCCTCGTCATTTCGCGGAATACCAGTAAAATTAAATTCAATGGTTTTCTTCTGTACTGGAGCGGCCTCTTCTTCATCTGGTTTTGGAACATTCTCTTGAACAATAACAAAGTCCTTCTCTTTATTCACTTCTGTGATAATATAGGATGGACCTGATTCGCCTGATTCAGTGATTGTATCAATCCGTTGATCATTAAAAAAGTTCTGTTGCTCTACAAAGGATGGAAATCGGCGCTTTCTAAGAATGATGATTTCCGTTACCCCGTGATATGGCTTATAGATAATTTCGTCATCATTGTCTTCTATTTCAAACGTATATAGGCGATTTTGAGCATCCAATGGTTGTATTGAAATTTCACTGGGACTGCTATAGTATACAGTGCCGATTAGATGGGTTGGGTTTTTTTCTGCACTATAATCATCATCTTCCTTGTGGGTTGTATACCGAATAAGAATAATATCACCGAGTTGTACTACTTGATATGGGTCAAATACATCAATTGGATCTGTCGGAGGTAATACAGATTCTTCTGGAGCAGGATTTTCACTTTCTATTGGGGGTTGTAGCTGCGAAGCTGCAGGCTGCAGCTGCGGAGCACTTGCAACCTCCTCCACAATAGGAATATTTGATTCTTCAATGACTTCTTCAGGAGAACTCATGATTCCTATAATCCTATAGATTATATATGAATTAAATTATACAATATAAAGATATTCGCATGAATAATAGTATAAGGTGAGAGATGGTCGAGTTTGTTAATCATGTCTATAGAGACCTTATTCAACAATATTCATCGTGGAATGATTTGAAAACATATCTTACTTCACCTGCGGGTGGATCACTCCATATCTCAGATGCACAATCTCCATTTTGCATTATTCGTTCAAAGCATGCTCCTATTCCATCGGCGACTACTCCTCATTCAAAATGGTTTCGGTCCACTGTATGGAATATGGAGACAAATCGGCCAGTATCTGTTGTACCGCCAAAGACCTCCAAAGAATTTATGTTTACCACGTGCCAGGAATTAGTTGAGGCGGGTGCATTCTGTCAAGAGTTTTTGGATGGAGTTATGATTACATGTTTTGTTACGAAAGGGAGCAATGAAGTGCATATTACATCACGTTCAAAGCTGGATGCAACCGGACAATTTTATTCATCTAAGACATTTCGTCAACTCTTTTTGGAAGCATATCAAGGTCGTGAATTTGTATTGAATGATGATAGTACTGCACTTCTGTTTACTGGAGAATTGGATACAGAAGAAACGGGGCGCTCTTACAGCTTTCTTATGCAGCATGTAGAGAATCGTGTTGTAACGCCGATTGCCTGCAATCGCGCCTTTTTAGCACAATGGGCGTCTATTAAGGAAGATGGTAGCGTGATTGTAAGGGATGGACTTGAAGATATTCCTCGCATTCATATGGCTCCTGAAGGAATGACTATTAGTGAATGGGTTAACTTATTATTTTCGGAAAAGGATTGGACGTTTCAGGGAGTAGTATTCAAGGACCTTGCAGGAAATCGATGGAGATTTCGTAACAGTGCCTATTTGGCAGTGAAGGGGCTACGTGGAAATAGTGCTGCACACGTGGACCGTTTTGCACAGCTCTATTTGAGAAATATGACACAAGAATATTTGAAGTATTATCCTGAGGAGTCATTCACATTTGTCTGTAATAATGTATTTATGAATATGATTCATCAAATTGTATATAATTATTATGTACAAGTTCATATTACTAAGACAAGTACTATGAATGATATTGAACCGATATATCGGCGCCATGTCTATCAGCTTCATAAGTATTTTGTAAATGTGTTGCGACCAGAGAAGAAAAAGATTCGTCATAATGAGGTTGTTGCCTATTTCTATTCGCTTTCATGGCAATCACTGGTATATCTAATTAAGGGTATTCAGGATTCATATTTTTCGAAGATGAACGAGGTGGTGAATCAGTAAGAACTTAAAACATTTCATTCACTCTATATTAGAATCATGCCATATGCAATTGGGATCGATTTAGGAACTACCACATCCTGCGTAGGTGTATGGAAGAATAACCAAGTAGAAATTATTGCAAATGAGCATGGCAATCGTACCACACCATCTTACGTCGCATTTACTGATTCAGAGCGTTTAATCGGTGATAGCGCAAAGAATCAGCTATCAGCTAATCCAAAGAATACTGTATTTGATGCTAAGCGCTTGATTGGTCGCAAGTTTGAAGAGTCAGTTGTAAAGACAGTTGCATCTCATGCACCATATTCAATTTCAGGTGATGACAATGGTAAGATTCGAATTGGTGTACAATATAAGGAAGAAGATAAGAAGTATTTGCCTGAAGAAATCTCTGCAATGGTTCTAACAAAAATGAAACAGACGGCAGAAGCCTATTTGGGTGAAGATGTTAAGGATGCAGTGATTACTGTTCCTGCTTACTTTAATGATGCACAGCGTCAGGCTACGAAGGATGCAGGCCTCATTTCTGGTCTAAATGTGTTGCGGATCATTAATGAGCCTACTGCTGCTGCATTGGCGTATGGACTTGATAAGAAGTCCAATGGTGAGCAACATATTGTTGTCTTCGATTGTGGTGGTGGTACGCATGATGTATCTCTGATCACCATCGACGATGGTGTATTTGAAGTCAAGGCTACGGCTGGTGATGGATTTCTCGGTAAACATTTTTAGAGTTAAAATACTCTTTACTGCCGAGATTAAAGAACTTTAATTGCGGGAAACCCCTAAAGTTGTAAGAATTAATCTAAATAAATATATCTACTATATAATAAAATGGAATCACAAATATGTGTAAAATGCCAAACTAACTTACCACTTGAAATGTATGAATTCGCATCCGATAATAAACATCGTCGACAAAAATGTAAAAAGTGTAGACTTCAAGAAATTCAACAACTTCGCAAGAAGAAAAAAGAGGAAGAAAAAATTCAGATTGATAATAAAACATGCATTACATGTAATATAGAGAAATCAGTATCTGAATTTTGGAAAGATTCTTTATCTAATGATAATTATAGCAAATTCTGTAGAGTATGCGATAAAGTTAGACGAAAAAAGAAGAACATTGTTGAAGTTACTGAAATCACAGACGTATTTTGTTCTCAATGTAATGTATATAAATCATCTACTGAATTTAGACATCATCCACGTTCTATTACAGGATATTTTACAACGTGCAATGCATGTTGGAAACCATCTACCATTACAGTTGAGAAACAACGTGCTTATCAAAAAAAATATTATAATAATAATATTGAGAAAATGAGAGCAAAATGGAAACGTGATGGTGCTAAAATAAATAGAAGAATACGCGATAGTCTAAATCATAGAATATCCAGTGCATTACAGAGTCAACATAATTATAAACAAAATAAAACATATTTATATATAGGATGTAATATTTCATATTTAAAAAAGTGGTTTGAATTTTTATTTGAAGAAAAGATGAATTGGGATAATTATGGAGAATGGCATGTTGATCATGTTACCCCTTGTCATAATTTTGACTTAAATGATGATTCACAACAAAAACAATGTTTTAATTGGACAAATTTAAGACCATGTTGGAAGTTAGATAATATAATAAAAGGTGATAAAATAATTGATTCTATTATTAATATACAAAAACAAAAAGTAGATGAATTTATTAAAATTAATCCACTACCAAGTCAACCTGGTGACAGAGCTGATGGCATAGACTAATCATCTATGATATGGTAAAAAGGTGGCAAATTATTATACAAAAGTGTATAATAAATGGGCAATCCGCAGCCAAGGGTCTTTGAAAGAAGATCAAGGTTCAACGACTACTCAAAGTATCCTAAACATATATTATGCATGGAGAAATGGGCACGAATGGGTTCTAAGGATATATAATATCCTTAAAGATATAGTCTGAACTTACAGGAAACTGTAAGAAGTATGGATAAAGAACCATACGATAACATAATTGGGTGAAGATTTCGATATGGCACTAACTGATTGGTGCATTCAAGAATTTGAAAAGAAAAACAAAGGACAGACGGTGAAGGGAAATGAGCGCGCAGTACGCCGGCTTCGCACGGCGTGTGAGAGAGCCAAGCGCACATTGTCTACATCTACTACTGCATCAATTGAGGTTGATGCATTTCTAAACGGTATTGATTTGAATCAAACAATTACTCGTGCAAAGTTTGAATCGCTATGTGAAGCAATTTTTAA